CCAGTAGTTGAGGAAAGTGAACCAGAGTTAATAAGAAGAGGTCAAAGGTCATCATTAAAAAACCCCTTAACTTCTCAAGAACTTAATTTTGTGGATAGTGGTTTAATATCAAGCCAATTACAAAAACAAATTACTAGAAATGCAAAAGATGATAGATACCCACCAGTAGGAAATTCAAGATTTAATGAAACAAATGTTGGTAAGGTTACTGGGGTTGAAAAACTAGAAAATGAAATAGCAAGTCAATTAAATGCAGTTATGCAAGAATTAGATGAATTAGCAGAATTATATAATGTTCCAAAATTAAGGTCTATTACTGTTACTGCAAAGGGTAGAGCATTAATGTCAATGGGTGATGGGAATTTAAAAATAAACCCAAAGTATTTTAATAAAAACAATGTGGATAGAGACACAGAAGTATTTAGAAATGCTTTTACTGGTAAAGGTTACTATCAAAGAGAAGCCGACTTGGGGAAAAAGTTTAAAATTGGAGATAGTGTAACTAAAGAAAGAAAGAAAAAACCAGATACTTGGGTAAGACCACATAATGCTTTTTATTATTTTGATGATGAATTTGATAAATTTAGAAATGTTCTTTATCACGAATTTGCACATACAGTACATCAATTAAAAAATAGACCTAAACGTATTCCATTATATGAACAACCACCAATAGAAGAAAAATTAACTAATAAAGTTTTTGATGAGGGTATGTATTACAAAAAGGGTGCAACAAGGTATTCAACTCAAGACGTTCAAGAATGGTTTGCAGAAAATTTTAGCTTATATCATATGGGTAAAGAACAACTTGTAGACCCAAAATTTATTCAATTTTTAGAAGATGAGGTGTTAAAATGAGAGAAATAATTGGTGAAGCAGGTGATATTGTCGAAAAAAAAATTATCACAGTTAAAGATTATAAAAGATTTAGAGAAATAGGTAGGCAAATAAATGATGAAGAATTTTTATATTTTGCTAGTTATGATGAAAGAATGTTTTTAAGATTGCCAGAGATAGCAGAGAAAGAGGGTCATAATAATTGGTTAGAACCAGAAGATGACGATTAGTTGAAAATTAAAGAAGAAGATGCTATAAAGATACTACCAATATGGAGGTTTAAATGGAAGAAAATCAAGTAGAACAAACTGCTGAAACTCAAGAAGAAGCACCACAAGTACAAGAACAGCCAACCAATACATTTACCCAAGATGAGGTTAATAACATTGTTGAAAGACGATTAGCCAAAGAAAGGGGGTCTATGTATAAGAAACTGGGCGTTGAAGATTTAGATATTGCTGTAAATGCTGTAAAGACACAAAAAGACCTAGAAGAAAAGCAACGAATACAAAAGGGTGAGTTTGAGGAAATACTTAAAACAAGAACCCAAGAGTTTAATAAAGAAAAAACAAACTTAGAAAATCAGCTAAAAGATATTAAGATAAACAAGTCTTTATTATCATCAGCATCAAGGAATAAAGCTATTAATCCAGACCAAGTTGTAGAACTTTTAAAAAGCGATATTAAGTTAAATGAATCAGGGAATGTAGAAATACTTGATAAATCTGGATTAGCAAGATATAACAAAATGGGTGAACTTTTATCCACAGACGAATTGGTTCAAGAGTTCTTAACACAAAACCCTCACTTCGTTAGTGCTACCCCTAGTGGTTCTGGCTCGGTGTCAAATGTGGATAGGTCAGAACTCAACAAACCTTTAAATTTGAGTGATTTAGATATGAACAATCCAACGGATAGGAAAAAATATTCTGAATACAGAAAAATTAGAAATTCCAAACCTAGTACGATTGTTTTGAACAATTAAATGACATTAAATTTATAAGGAGTTAAAATATGTCAGGTGAAACAACCAGTTCAACCATTTCGGAACTATACACCGAGATAGTTGCAGAAGCATTATTCGTTGCAAATGAGCAATCAATAATGAGAAACCTTGTCAGAAACTACACTATTGTAGGTGGTGGTAAATCAGTAGAAGTACCGATTTATGGAGTAGTATCAGCATCAGCAGTAAGTGAAGCATCAGACCTTTCAAACACAGCTATAAACCCAAGTTCAGTTACTATTACAGCATCTGAAGTTGGTATTATGACAACACTAACAGACTTAGCAAGAAATTCAGCATCAAGAAATGTTGCAGGAGATATTGGTAGGTTATTTGGTGAAGCAATCGCAAAAAAAGTTGATACAGATTTGTCAGCTTTATTTACTGGCTTTTCAGAGGGTCAAGGTTCTGCAGGTGGCGAACTTACCATTGATGAAATGTTCAAAGCAGTTGCAAAACTAAAGACTGCAAATGTTCCTGCACCTTATTATGGTGTATTTCACCCAAAGGTCATGTATCAAATCAAAAAACAACTAACAAATACATTTGTTGGTAGTGCAGGTAATATGCCAGATTTAGGTAACGAAGCACTTAGAGCAGGATTTGTAGGTCAAATCGCAGGTGTCCAAGTCTTTGAATCTTCAAATATTTCTGTAGATGGTTCAGATGATTCAATCGGTGCAATCTTTTCTCAAGATGCTTTAGGTATGGCTATGATGCAAGACCTAAAGATTGAAAGTCAAAGAGATGCAAGTTTGAGAGCAGATGAAATTGTAGCAACAGCAGTATATGGTGTAGGAGAACTACACGATAGCTATGGTGTTAAATTAACTGCAGACTCTGCACTTTAATAATTAATAATATATGGGGTGGTCAATCCACCCCTTTTATTAAAGGGATTTAAGATGGAAACTGTAAAGCTATCAAATAAAAAAGGCGATATTATTGAAAGATTAAAAATACAATATGAGCCAAATGAAAAATTATGGGCAAAAAGAGGTTGGTCTTTATATGTTGAGCCTAAAGTAGAGCCTACACCAGAACCAAAAATAGATAATGAATGGAAAAAAGAAGAATCAATTATTGATGTAGATTCTTTTAACAACAAAAGTGCAAAACATAAAAAATCTAAAAAAAAGGGTAAGTAAATGGCTACATCTGAATTTGCAGTTGCTAATACCGATTTACAAAAGATACAACCAGATATATTAGGTTTTGGCATTACCGATTTTGGCGATCAATTACAATTTGCTGAAAATGATGTTTTAAGACGAGTTCGTGAAGAATGGTGGGAAAGATATAGGCATCAAGTCAGATATAAGGATATTACCAAAGTAACATCAGTTGAAATGACTAATAGCAAGCTAACAAACTCACAATGGACACAATCAGTAGTTTATTTAGCTTTATGGAAATATGCTTATCCAATTCTAACTAAATGGAAAGACCCAGATACTGGCGAGGGCAAAGACACATTCCAAGTTCAAATAGATTTCTATAGAGATAGATATGAAGAAGAATTTCAAGCTATTCTTAGAGATGGTGTTGAATATGATGAAGATGGTGGTGGTACTGTTTCAGATAGTGAAAAAGAATCATTACATCAGTTAAGGTTAGTTAGATAATGTCAGTTGATGTAAAAGTTAACGTAAATTCTATAGAAATAACTAATCTACTAAAGAAAATTAGTAGAAAACAAAAGGCAGTAATAACCAAATCACTTAATAGAGTTTCAAACATGGCTATATTGATGATTACAAAGCGAACACAAGCAGGTAAACTACCAGATGGGGGTAATATGAGGTCATATGCTCCATCTACTGTGAGAAGCCGAAAAAAGCGAGGTAGACAAACTGGTTTTGTTGATTTAACAGATACTGGTAAAATGTTTAGAAGTTTAGACTTTAAAACTGGTGGTTTAAAAAGCACATTATTTTTTGCTAATAAGGAAAGAGAAAAGATTGCAAGTTATCACGATAGTTTTGGAGTAGGCAAAAGAAAGACAACAAGACCTTTTTTTGCTATAGGTAACAAAGAAGAAGATAAAATAATTAAAGAATTTCAAAATTTTTATTTTAAAGAAATGAAATTATGAGCAAAAGAGAAAACATAGCTAGTGATATAATCACAAAACTTGATGCTGTAACAAGTCCTATTGAGTTTAAAAAGATTACTAGAGAACCTTTTGAAGTTGAAGAATTAAGTGATGCCCAGTTTCCTGCAATGTTTATACAAAGTGGTGATGAAACAAGGGAAGTATTAAGCATAGGCGATACTGGAGCAGGAACATATCGAGGTACAATAGATTTTTTAATAGTTGCTTTTGGTAAAGGCACAACAACAAATATAGATACTGTTAGAAATCAAATTATAGAAGTTGTTGAAGAAACTTTAGATAATGATATAACTAGAAATGGTAATGCAATAGATACCCAAATAATAGAAGCATCATCAGACGAGGGAACTATTTATCCTTATGGTGGTGTAAGAATAACAGCAAGGGTTGTTTATGAATTTACTAGAGGGAGTGCATAATGGCTAAAAATGTTACTATGAAAAAAGGCGAAACTATTATAAAATGTTCAGAAGACCATGTAGAGCATTTTAAGAAAAATGGTTTTACTATAGGAAATGAAAAAGCAGTTGTTAAAAAAGCTGAAAAAATTAAAGAAACTAACGAAGCTAACGATAAGGAGTTATAAATGGCTACACATCATGGAAAAGAGGGAGTTGTTACAATAGGTAGTGATACACTAGGTAATGCTACTGGATTTACTGTAGATACTACACAAGACGTTGTAGAAGATACACCTTTAGGAAATTCAATGAAATCCTATTTAGTTGGTAGAGGTACTTATACAGCAAGTATTGATATGAACTTTGATGAAACAGATACAGCACAAACTAATCTTGTACAAGGTGCAGAACTTACATTTGCATTTTTACCAGAGGGTAATGCTTCTGGAGATAGAAAATTCTCTGGAACTGGTATTGTAACTGGAATGTCAGTAGGTGTTACATTAGATGGTGTTACAACTAGAACTGTATCAGTACAAGGCAATGGTGGTCTTACTATCGGTACTGTGTAAATGACAGAACAAAAAATTGATTATTTTGATGGTATTAGAAACCATTTCAGTACCCTTGACACTCAAATAATTGAAGTACCAGAATGGGATTTAGTAGGCGATAAAGCTATATTTTGTAAACCTTTTAATATGCTTGAAAAACAAAAGATTTTTAAAGGTGCTAGTGGCACAGATTTAATTGTTTTGATTGATGTTATTATTGAAAAGGCATTAACAAAAGATGGTAATAAAATGTTTAATGGAAGTCATGTTCTAGCTTTTAAAACTAAAGCTGATACCAATGTTATTGCAGATGTTGCGACAAAGATTATGGGAACTGGAAACACAGATATTGAAGATAATAAAAAAAACTTAGAAATGATGTAGAATTACATAATATTTTTGGGTTAGCAGAAAAGCTACACAAGACTGTTTCCGAAATCTTGCAAATGTCAGTAGATGAGTTTAATATGTGGTTAGCATACTTTCAAATTCAAAGTGATGAAAGAGAAAGACAAGAACGACTAGCAAAGGCTCAAAGATAGTGGCAACAAAACAAGTAAATATAGACATTATAGCCAAAGATAAGACCAGACAAGCTATGAGGTCTGCAACTGGTGCTGTTGATAAGCTAAAAGGTGCAGTCTTTAACCTTAGAAATGCTTTTATTGGTTTAGGTGCAGGTTTAGTTGCTAAAAGTTTCCTAGATACTGGTAGAGAAGTAGAAAATCTAAGGGTAAGGTTTAAATTCTTATTTAGTGATGCTAGAGAGGGTGAAAAAGCCTTTAAAGGTCTAGTTAAATTTGCAGGTCAAGTTCCATTTAGTTTGCAGGAAATACAAAGAGGTTCAGCAAACCTTGCAGTTGTTTCAAAAAATGCAGACGAACTCAACAATTTATTAAAAATTACTGGCGATATTGCTAGTGCATCTGGGTTAGATTTTGCAACTACAGCAGAACAAATTCAAAGAACATTTTCTAGTGGTATAAATTCAGCAGATTTATTTAGAGAAAGAGGTGTTAAGGCATTATTAGGTTTTGAAGCAGGGGTTAAGATTAGTGCAGAAGAATCAAGAAAACATATATTAACAGCTTTCAAAGATGGAACATTATCAGTAGTTGGTGCTAGTGATGAAATGGCTAAAACCTTTGATGGTGTTATGTCTATGATAGGTGATAAGTTTCTTGGGTTTAAAATGACCTTAATGGATTCAGCACCTTTTGATTTTGTTAAATCTGGAGCAATGATTTTAGAACAAGAACTTGCTAAAAATTTCGGAGGAATTGAAAAACTAGCAGAAAGAATGGGTAAAGGTTTAGTTTCAGCTTTCAGAAGTTTTCTTTTAACTGGTGCTAAAGTATTTGATACCTTTCAGCCATTGTTTTCTTTTCTCGGAAGATCAATGGAAAACTTAGTTGCCTATGTTAAAGGATTACCTGCACCACTCGATTCTATAGGTGTAATAGGTTTCTTGATGTTAGGTGGTAAGGGTAAAGCATTAGTGTTTCTTATTGGTGGTATTTTAGATGAAATAAGAAGTGTTATTGGGCATACAATTCAAGCTATGGCATTGCTACAAGAGCAAATGAATAAAATTACTTTTGGCAGGTCTATAGAACAAATTGAAAAAGCAGATCAAGCCGTTAAAGATTTAAAACTTACTGCTGAAAAACTTAAAACACCTATGACAGAAGTTGCAGAAAAGTTTGGTGAAGCAGGGGAAATAGGTAGTACCGAATTTAAAGAACTTAATAATGTATTTGATTTAACTGCCGAGAAAATTGGTAAAAATGAACTGGCAGTTATTAATTTTCTTAAAAGGTTAGATCAAACAACAGAATCAACTAAAAAATTAAAAGATTCAATAGATGCAAGTGGTTTGATGAGTACAAGAAGTGCTGTTGGTTCAGAATTAGCTACTGGTTCAGAAACAGAATTTGGTGATGCTAAAGGTATGAAGATGACTGGTGATATAGATGCACTTCAAGCCATTGCTGATATGGAAGTTGCAATAGCACAACAAACAGCAGACAAAACACTAGAAATAGCAAAGAAAACTGCATTAGATCAAAAAACCCTAAGACAAACATTTATGAATGAACAATCGGCAATAATGAAGTCTGGACAATTTCAAGATTTAAAAATGACTGGATTAACCGAGCAACAGAAAAAAGATATGATTATTACTGGTGGCAAACAGATTTTAAATTCTATGTCACAAAATAATAAAAAGGCATTTCAAATAAATAAAGCCTTAAATATGGCAGATGCTTTTATGAATACTGCTACTGGTGTAACTAAAGCATTAGCATCAGCTAATATTCCTATGGCTATCTTAATAGGTGCATTAGGTGCTGTTCAAATCGCTACTATTGCCCAACAAAAATATCAAGGTAGGCGTTTAGGTGGTCGAATGAATCAAGGTCAGCCATATATGGTTGGTGAAGCAGGTGCAGAATTAATTATTCCAGACAAACCATCAAACGTAGTGCCGAATAATAAATTAGGTGGAATGGGTAAAGCAGTAACAGTAAACTTTAATATAAGCACAGTAGATGCTAGAGGATTTAACGAATTATTAGTTAATTCAAGAGGTACTATAGTTAATCTTATAAATAGTGCTGTAAATGAAAAGGGTAGAATGGCTATAATATGAGTGGAGCATTACCAAATACAAACTTTATTTCAGTTAATCTTTCAAGTAATCAAAAGACTTTGTTTTCTGAAACCGATAGTGGAAAAACATTTCGTAGACAAGTACAAGGTCAAAAATTTAGTTTTACAGTCCAATATCCACCTATGAAAAGGTCAGAATTTGCACCCATTATGGCATTTATAATGAAACAAAGAGCCAGAAAAGAAAATTTTACAATAACAATGCCAAGCTATTTAAATGCTTTAGGAAACGAAAGTGGAACTTTATTAGTTGATGGAGTTCATGCAGTCGCAGATACAACTATAGCTATAAATGGATTTGCAGGAGATGGTGCAGGTAGATTAAAAGCAGGTGATTTTATAAAGTTCGCACATTCTAAGGTCTATATGGTTGTAGAAGATGCAACATCATCTAGTAATGCATCAACAGTAACAATAGAGCCACCTTTAAGAGAAGCATTAGCAAATGATAGTGCTGTAACTTATGATGCAGTTCCATTTACAGTACATCTAGCAAGTGATGTTCAAGAATTTGCAACAAGCGAAAATGATGGTGATGGTAACTTATTATTTAGTTATGAGTTTGATGTAATAGAAAGTTTGTAATAGGTGTAAGTCATTGATTTTATTAGATAAATTCCCAGGATAGAACATGGCTAGAGGTTTAACAAGTGCAGTAAAAACAGAACTAGCTACTGGAAATATAGAACCAGTTGTTTTAATAGATTTTGGTTTTGCAACACCAATATATTTAACTAATGCAAGTTTTGATATAACATCAAGTGTTTCTGGAACATCAAGAACCTATTTATCAAATGGGCATTTACAAAGTATAACTGGGGTTAGTGAAACAAATAAACCCACAAAGAATAGTTTATCTATAAGTTTATCAGCAGTAGACCAAACATATGTGGCTATAGTTCTTAATGAAAATATAATAAATGATGACGTTCATATTTATAGAGGTTTTTTAGATACAAATTTAGCTTTAATATCAGACCCATTTTTATTGTTTTATGGTACAATTAACAATTATAAGATTACCGATAATACAACGAGGGCAAATTTAATTCTAACAATTACATCACATTGGGGAAATTTTAGTAAAACAAGTGGCAGGACAACCACCGATAATTCCCAAAAAAGGTTCTTTAGTGCTGATAAAGGTATGGAATTTTCTGCACTCACAGTCAAAGATATTAAATGGGGTAGAGTATGAGTATACATTTATATCAAGCTGAAAAGAAAGATTTACAAACAATTTGTGATTTATTGATAAATTTTAAAGATGAAGATTTAGTTGATTTAGATTATCCAGAAGTAGACGAGCCTAAATTAAAAAACTTTATTAATGCGATAATACAAAAGGGCAAAGTAATTTTATTAAAAGATTTGGATTTAGACCAAGTTATTGGTTGTACTATTTTTCACAAAACAGAATATTGGTTTAGTAAAAGTGAATGTATTCATATTCATACAATTTATGTTAAGAAAAGTTTTAGAAATTTTAAATTAGTTACAGCTTTAGTTGATTCAATTAAAAAAGTCGCAAAAGGTTTGCCAATGTATTTATCGGTAACATCTGGTTTACATATAGACCCAGTATTTCAAAAACTTGGGTTTAAAAATTTAGGCTCTAATTGGAGATTAAATTAATGTGTAATCCATTTGAGGAAATAGTAAATGTTGTTGAAGATGTAGTTGATGGCGTAGTTGGTATTGTTGAAGATGTTATTGGGTGGATAATACCCATGCCAGAAATACCAGATTTTTCACAACAAAATTCTGAACAACAAGCAAGAGGGGTTTTAGTTAATAAATTTACTGCAAATGGTCATATTCCTATAGTTTATGGAACAAGAAAAGTTGGTGGGCATGTAGTGTTTTTAGAAACATCTGGAACAGATAATCAGTATTTATATATGGCTCTTGTATTAAGTGAGGGTGAAATAAATGATATTACCTCAATACAAATTAACGATAATACAGTTACATGGTCTGGAGATATTGCAGATAATACACAAATAACTGTTGGAAGTGGTGATGCTAATTTTTATGATGGTGCTAGTTTAATAACCTGCGAACCCCATTTTGGTTCAGATAGTCAAACTGCATCAAGTTTATTATCCACACTAAGTTCTTGGACAAGCAACCATAGATTAAGAGGTTTGGCATATTTAGCTATAAGATTTGAATGGAATCAAGATAAGTTTGGCTCATTACCGAGTGTTACAGCAATAGTTCAAGGCAAAAAGGTATATAACCCTAACTTAGATGGAACTGTTACTGGTGGCTCTGGTAGCCATAGGAAAGATACAAGTTCAACTTGGGCATATTCAGATAACCCTATATTGCAATTATTAGATTATTTAAGAAACGAAAGATTTGGAATGGGGATAGCTAATAGTTATTTTGATAGTAACTTTGCTGATTGGCAAACTGCTAGTGATGTATGTGATGCTAATATTACCCCTTATAGTGGTGCAAGTCAGATTGATTTAATGGATAGCCATATTGTCATTGATACCTCAAGAAAAGCTATTGATAACGTAAAAGAATTTGTGAGGGGTTCAAGGTCATATTTAAATTTTTCATCTGGTGTATATAATATATTAGTTGAAAGTACTGGTTCAGCATCAATTACATTAACAGAAGATAATATTATTGGTGGCATATCAGTTTCTAGTAAAAGCAAAAATTCCAGATATAATAGAGTTATTGTTAATTTTATTAATCCAGATAAAAACTATCAATCAGATACAGCACAATTCCCACCAGTAGATGAAACTGGTTTAGCTAGTGCAGATCAACATTCAACAATGAAAACAGCAGATGGTGGGTTGCTTTTAGAGGGCAGGTTTGATTTTTCTATGTTTACAAGCCCATATCAAGCCCAAGAGATGGCAGAAATCATTTTAAGGAGGTCTAGGTCTAGTTTAGATGTTTCATTAAAGACAGATGCCACAGCACTAGATTTATCTATTGGTGATATTGTTAATATAACTCATGCAACACCAAGTTTTTCTGCAAAACCATTTAGAGTACAAAATTTAACGCTTAATTCAGACCACACAGTTAGTTTACAATTATCAGAACACCAAGATAGTTTTTACACATTTGGAACTCAACAAGAGGTTGCATCAATACCAAATACGACATTACCTAACCCATTTACAGTTCAACCACCTGCAAGTGTAACTTTATCAGACCAATTAATTCAATATAATGATGGAACTGTTATTGTTGCATTAGATGTTTTAGTTGGTGCAAGTCCAGATAAATTTATCGATTTTTATCAGGTAGAATATAAATTAAGTTCTGAATCTGATTTTATTATTTATGCACAAGGTTCTGGTCTTAATCATAGGGTTTTAAATGTTGTTGACCAATCAATCTATGACGTAAGAGTTAAAGCAGTCAATACAGCAGGTGTTTCTTCAACTTATGTGTCAGCACAAAGAACCATAGTTGGAGCAATCGCACCACCATCAGATGTAACAGATTTTTCATGTAATGTTTCTGGTCAAGAAGCACATTTATCTTGGGAAGCTGTAACAGATTTAGACTTAGCCTATTATAATCTTAGATTTTCAGAAGAATTAGATGGAACAGCCGATTGGCAAAACTCGGTTGCTTTAGTTGAAAAAATATCAAGACCTGCAACTTCAATATCAGTACCATCAAGAAAAGGAACATATCTTATTAAAGCTGTGGATAAGTTAGGAAACTTTAGTTCAAATGCTACTGCAATAATTTCTAATGTTAGTGGAGTTTTAAACTTTAATGCAATAACAACCCAAGCAGAACACCCTACATTTAGTGGAACAAAAACAAATGTTGTATTATTAGATGGTGCTTTAGAATTAGATAGTTCAGAATTATTTGATTCAGCAAGTGGGAATTTTGATACAAATACAACTAGGTTCTTTGATTCTGGTGCAAGTAATGCAGATTTTTTATCTACTGGTAACTATGAATTTGCAAATGTAATTGATATTGGTGCTAAACATACTGCAAGAGTTACAGCATCAATAACACAAAGTTCAGATAATCCAGATGATTTATTTGATAATAAAAGTGGAAATTTTGATGATGCTAGTTCTAACTTTGATGGTGATACCCCTGCAAACTGTAATGCTCATTTAGAAATTGCTACAAGTGATGATAATAGTACATACACAAATTTTAGAAATTTTGTTATTGGAGAATACGAAGCTAGATATTTAAAATTTAAGGTTGTTTTAACTTCAAGAGATTTGGCTAGTACCCCAGTTGTATCGGCAGTAACTGTTACAGTAGATATGCAAGATAGAATATTTAGTGGTAATGATATAGTTTCTGGAACAACAACTAAATCTGTTACGTTTACAAATCCATTCAAAAGTGGTAATTATGCTTTAGGAATAACTGGGCAATCAATGGCAACTGGAGATTATTTTACAGTTTCAAATAAAACAATAAATGGTTTTGATGTTGCCTTTTTAAATAGTTCTAATTCTGGAGTTTCTAAAACTTTCGATTTTATTGCAAAGGGATTTTAAAAGGAGTATAAATAATTATGGCACAATCAACAGATTATACTATTGCAAACCAATCTTTTCCATCATTTAGAAGTGATTTGAATGATGTTTTAGAGTCAATAAACACAACAAATTCTGGGAGTTCAAGACCTGCAAGTGCTGTATCTGGTACATTTTGGCTAGATACTTCAAGTGCATCAGCACCCATTTTAAAGTTTTATGATGGTTCAGACGATATTACATTTGCAACATTTAACACATCTGCAAATACTGTAAACGTATCGGATTCAGCAACAGACGTTCTAGGTGATACAAGTCCACAATTAGGTGGTTCTTTAGATGTTAATGGCAATGATATAGTTTCAACATCAAATGCTAACATTGATTTAGTTCCTAATGGAACTGGTGATGTAACATTACAAGCAGATACAGTGCAAGTTGGTGATAGCAATGCAAATGCTACCATCACAACGAATGGAACTGGTGATTTAATTTTAAACACAAATGCAGGAACAAATTCTGGCAATATTACTATTGCTGATGGTGCTAATGGGGATATTGCTTTAACTCCTAATGGAACTGGAAGAATTGTTTTAGGAACTGCTTGTGTTCCTGCTATTGATACATCATCTGGATTGACTTTAAATTTTGATACAGACCAAAACTTTTTTGTAACTTTATCAAGTGGCTCAAATACTTTAGCAACCCCAAGTACAGAAGATTCAAATATCGGTCAAAGTGGTATAATTGTATTTATACAACCCTCATCTGGAACTGGTACAGTTACATTATCAACAGATTATGAAACAGTAGGTGCAGGCGGTGTAAATAGTTTAGGTTTATCTGGTACAAGTTCCCAGTATGACATTGTGCCATATTTTATTAAGGCATCAAATTCAATTTTGTTAGGAAGTCCACAATTAAACTTTGGGTAAAATAAATGGTAAGTTCAGAATTATGGTTTGGTGCAAGTCCGAGTTTCTATAATGGTGTTGCTACACAGTCATTGAGACTAGATGATGGTAGTGGTGCTTATTTAAGTAGAACTCCTAGTGATACTGGAAACAGAAGAAAATTTACTTGGAGTGGGTGGTTTAAAAGAGGAAATATAACTACTGGTGTTAATCAAATATTTTTGTCAGCAGGAACTTCAAGTGTAAATTCTACTATATTTTACCTTGATGGTGCTAGTGATATTATACGTTGGTATCATTTAACTAATAGTGGAAACCAACTTGGTAGGTCATATTCTGCTAGATTAAGAGACACATCAGCTTGGTATCATATAATGTTTGCAGTAGATACAGAAGTTGCTGATTCAAGTGATACTTATAATGATTCAAATAGAGTAAGATTGTATCTTAATGGAACAGAATTAAGAACCACAGATGCTAGTTATGGTGTTATAGCACAAAACTCTGATTTACTTCATGTAAACACAGCAGTTCTTCATCAGATTGGTAAGTATGCAAATTTAACTAATTATACAGATGGATATTTAGCAGAAGTAAACTTTGTCAATGATGCACAATTAACTCCATCTAGTTTTGGTGAAACTAAAAATGGTGTTTGGATTCCAATAAAATATACTGGCTCATATGGAACTAATGGTTTTAGATTACAATTTGAACAAACTGGAACGGGAACTGCATCAGCATCAACAATAGGTGCAGATACAAGTGGCAACACACATCATTTTACATCTAGTGGTATAGTCGCATCTGATTGTAATATGCCTGATAGTCCTGAGAATAATTTCTCAACTTGGAATGCATTATTTACTGGTGGCGAACAATCTAGTAGTCTTGCAGGCACTGCCACATTATCAAATGGAAATCTTGAAGTTTCTTTACCTACAAATTCCTATATGGGAAATACCTTTAGACCTACTAGTGGTAAGTGGTATTGTGAATTTAGAGTTAAAACTATTGGTAGCACAAATGGTGAAATAGATTGGGGTTGGTTACAAGCTACAACTTATTCATCAAATATTGCTCAAGGAAACGTAGCAAATAAATGGGGTGCTATCTTTTATGGATATGCAGTATTAAATGGTGGTATTCCATATATAGCTATTAATGATGAAACTTCACAAGTTGGTGGTGCTATAAATGTAACTATGCAAGCAGGGGATATTTTACAATTAGCATTAGATATAGATAATAATAAAGGATTTATTGGAAGAAACAATGCTTGGTTATATTCTGGAAATTTAAGTGGTGGCAATCCTGCAACTGGTGCAAACCCAACATTTACTTTTACAGATGATGAAGCACAAAACCTACAATGGTATATGGCAAATGGAACAAGCACAGATGTTCATGTTGCTAACTTTGGACAAGATTCTACATTTGGTGGAGCAATATCAGCAGGAGGAAATGCAGATG